TTTTTCTCCTTTATGATGGGTAACAATAAGCGTTCCTTATTGTCTTACTATATCACTCTTGATCTAGCATGTCAAGAGTTTTCTTCTCCTGTACTACGTTTGTGTGGGCAACGCAGAACCCAAAATCTTGTTCGTGTTCCGTTTCATATATGGCATATGAAATCTTCCTAAAAGCATTCTTTGGTTTGTTCTTCAAAATATCTACTATCTTTTTGTGCAGGCCGCCTTCGGTGGCCAACCTTTTATCATTGATACAAAGATAATAACATAATTCTCGAGGAGTGTCAAGGTCAAAAAGCCAATTTTCTTGTAAATTTTTCATATCGAGCATCGCTATTGCTCTGATACGATTGATTTCCGATGGCTTCGAAACGTTCCCAATTTCAGGCTCCGTGTATGTAAAGTAATTTACATAATGTGTGGTGGAAAAAATAGAAGTATTTAATACATCAAAATACGTCTTAATGGGGACATCTCCAATGGTCTTTTCAATATTTAAATTAGACATCAGCGTCACCGATTCAAAAAGACCTGAGCGGGCATATTCCTGCAAGACCCCAAAGGCTGTCGCTTCTTGTAGTTTGGGAATGCCCGACAACAATTCTACATCTGGTTGAATATAGAATATTTCTATTTTTTTGGCTTTTATCTGTTGAAGAATTCCCAAAACATAATTTGTTGCGTACGCAGACCCCACCACAAATATTTGAATTTTTTCATCCAGAGCAGTAAAAAACTTTCTGACATCTGGGACGTTGCTTTCATATTCCTCTGGCGTTTCATATGCCTTCAGTTTAAATTTATATTTAGAATTTCGTGCAATCTTGCTGTTCATTAAATAAACATTGTATTGNGGAATATGAGAAAACTTTTCCGCAATAGCTGACGCACCATTTCCAAGGCCAATTACTGATATCATAAGTCCAGTTCTTTAAGCTCTAAATAGTCTTTGCCGGCTTTTAAGTTAACCACAAANTTGCCAAGACTATTTTTGGCAAATACTTCTTTAATCTCTGGGATAAGTTGTCGATCTTCATCTGTCATGTCTAATACAATTTCATCATGTACAATGTGGGATATAAAAGAGTGGGTTCCCTCAAGCATCTTATCAATTGCTATGGCCCGATCCAACACGATGTCTGACGTCGTGCTTTGAATAAGATAGTTAAAAGCTTTTCTCTCCTCTACTGGTATTTTCCTTCCGAAGGGAGTCTTAATGTGTCCATCATTATACCATTTTTTTAGAAGTTTGTCTCTATTATAAACGTCAGTCGCAATATCCTTGGAATCGGGGTTATATAGCCAACTAAAAATAGTTGTTTTTGCTTCTTCTCGCGTCAATGATAATTCAAAGATGTTCTTCATATTCCATTCATGAATATCGCCTTTTGGCTGTTTTTTCTTCGACAGTGCAAGGAGCGTACGCAGTTCGGCGCCATTGTAGTCCAAAGAAATAAACCATTCATTGTGAGGCTTAATGAGCTTGCGAAAGTGTTTCTGCAATGTAAGGATGGGAAACGACTCCGGATATGTTGCGAGCCTTCCTGTTATGGTGCCAAAAAGATTATAATTAATATAAGAGGGACCTTCTAAAAGCCTCTGTGATTGGGCTCTCGAAACGGAACTATAAAAAAGCTGCTTGCAGTCGGTAGTGCTGAGATTTAAATTCTGATATTTCAGTTTGTATAACAACTTGTGTACTGTCGCCAGATGATCGTAGCACGCAGGCTTTTCGTACGCTTCAAAAACGTGTTCTGTTATTTGGTTTTTAATCTCGCAAAATTCTTTCAAAAAATCTTGCGGCACCAAGTCGAAAATACAATGATCACGCAGGTCTATCTTTGCCAGCCTGAACGACTTAATATAAGCTCTAAGCCTTTTTTGAGACTTTTCCAAAAGATCTCGAAGGTGCTCTGGGGCCACTTCATTAATAGGCAACCCCTGTGCCATTAACCACGCATACTCCACATTCCTATCATCCAACGAGCCTGTGTATTTCCATGTTTTTGTTAAATTGTTAGGGAAGTCTTCAAAAAATAATTGTCCATCCGTGTATATTCCCACACATTCAAATTTATCATCAAGCGTCTGAAATATCAAAGCTCCTCCATCGTGCGCTCAGCTATATACTCTCTAATATAGCCTAAAGAGCCGCGATAGTCAAATGGTTTATTGAGAATTCTTTCGAAAACACGCAGGGCCTCGGGGGCGCCTTTGTTTTGATATATTTCGATGCAGTCGTCGATTAACATTTCTTTTTCAAAATCAGCAAATTGTGATTCTTCTTCCATGAAACGTATCTTAAAATACAGTCCCAAAAAATATGTCTCGGGGTATAGTTTATCCAACTGTTCGATGGAATAAGTTTGAGGAATGATGCGACGAACAAACGTTTTACCCTCACACAGTTCAGTTTCGAGAAAACTCTTGAGTTTAACCTTGTTATACAGGTTTAAAAGATGATATTTAAAATTTGGAAAATATTTTAAATGTACTGGGACATAACCTAAACCCAATATTACATTAGTCGTATCAAACCCATATTCTTTAGCATATTCTAGCATCGGAGAAGAAGCAATATCCGCCACCAATCTCCAGGGTACATTACGATCTACCATGAAACCAAAAGAACGACAAGCATTCACGTAAAATTCCCAATTTTTACTGCTCACAAACTGGTTTATTTTTTCCTCATCGTTAGCTGTGTTTAAATCTGATATTTCTACTGCAAGTCCCGAAGCATTAATGGGACAAATTCGACTTTTAATAAAAGCTGGTTTTGTAAATGGATAGGTGGGGGCGCTTATTTGTAACAAAAGTTGTAGCTCTAACATAAATTCATCAAAATTTCTTACTTTAATATTTTTGTTTTTTATGGCGCCCCGAATTTCCTCGAATTGAGTAGTTAAATAATTGCTATAAAGAGCGTTCGGATCGGGCATTGCTGCATAAGGCTGTAGTGTACTTAGGTATGTGTCGTTGGGATCAATTTGACCTCCCGCGGAACATTTAGCGAAATAAGCTGCTAAATCTTCGAAAGCATCCACTACAAAGTTAATGGCGGACAATGCAGGAGCAGCCTTAAAATATTTAGTGTTTAAAGAGGCCGGTTCCAGTTCAATCGGTACGAAGAGTCTACTAACCCTTCCATATAAAAACTTTTCTCCGAAATTGAAATCAACTAAATTTGTGTATCCATCTAGACTATTGGCAACATCCACCCTATAGATGGTTCTCTTCTCGAAAAGGTCTTTAGAAGACTCGTTATTTGATTCTGCATATTTGTCTGACATAATTTAATCGAAGCCTCCCATGCTTCACCTGGAGAGTCCCGCGAAAGAATCTGCCGCAGTGGGCGCTTCGCCTACTGTGTCTGTGGATTCGGGATNGGCTTGGGCNGNNGCTGCGCCCAGCAGCTTCAGCGGCGGTCACTTCGGCTGCTTTGCGTGTGACTAGTTCATCACATGGTCCCGTCTCTTGGTTGTCGCCGGCATCCGGTCGTTTGTCGGGCTGGGCCTCTGTCTCATCTGCTTCTATTTTAGCATCTATCTCAGCAACCCATTTTGCCGTAAGGGTAGAATTGGCCTCGCCCGGGCCAAAGGAGTGTTCAGAACGAATAATCATGCAATATCCACCAATACCATATTGAGTCAAGTCCAACGTATCACCAGCATGGCCACCCGTCGTCGGATCCCAGCCGGCCGGGTTGACGAAAATATAAGTTCCAGGAAAAGTTTTAACGCTCGCAAAACACTCTACATTCACATCATATACCTCGCGTAATTGCTGTAATCCATCATACCCTTCCTGTTCAAATCTCACTTCTTTTAAGTAGGGAGCATCGGTTTTGGAAAGACTGATTTTCTTAAGAATGCCGCGTGGGCGCCCCAACATATAATGGAAAATTCCATCTTTTTCGTCTTGAATTCTATCACCTGTCATCTTGCCTATGGGTTTTGTACGGCCCGCGGAAAAGATAAGATAATTCATTTCCTTTTGCATTCCCGTGTCCGGAACGGGGAAATTGGCCGGCCCAGACACATTTAAAAGAGGAAGAGCATCTTCCTTTTTGATATCTTCTACCAATAGGCGCGCCGCATATGGGACGCGAATGGGACTCTTGGTTGTTGTGGTGTCTAAAATTTGAGCAGTCACTTCATCGTATTCGGTATCCCGGTAAGATGTAACGACTGCTTGGTTTAACCTTATTTTTTGTTTAGTGTTGAACGTAAAACACGTATCATCATTCAGGAAGTTGCGTATTAGCTCATTAAATAGGTCGCTTAAAAATCTACTTAAATTATATATGCTTTGTTCTTTTTTAGTAAGTTTCTCATTTAACCATTGCAAAAAATACTTAACCGAAATAGGAAGGTCTCCCAAACTAATAAGATGGGTATCGTCAGGGTTTTTGGGATCAACAATAATCATGGGTCCTAAAATCACTCTAAACTTTTTAAAGTTTTCGTAAAATCTAGAAATGGCGGCCGCTTCATTTTTTTTCTCGCATTCATCAATAAGAGGATCTACTATTTCACCCCACACGGCGCCGCCTTTAGAATAATCTTTAAGATATTCTTCAATGCCCTCTAAAACAGTATCGACCAAATCACTTATATAGAAGAAGCTAAAATGTGCTTTATCTGGTGCGTTTGCCTCTAATGAAATATTTAACAGAGTCCTTTCTGTTGAAGTCTGATCTTTGGAGCCGCCGGCAGTAACATAATTGTCTATATACATTTGCTTCATTTCCGGGCTAACGGTCTCCGTCGTCGATGAAGCAGATGCAATTTTCAAACCTCCTTCTGGCACAAAAAACGGGCCGGCCTTTTGCCATTCCCTTAACTCTTCCCAGGACAAATTGATGTAATTGATTCTATTAGCGCTACGCATTCTCCTCATCAATGAACGCATGGAATCTGTTTTTTCTGATGTTATGGCGCCGCTAGTCGCATCTGCTTTCTTAATCTCGCTGATTTGGCCCGCTTCGCATTTTTTACCAATACTTTTATAAAGCATTCTTCTTTCTGTTAAAGCTCTTCCGCTATTAGTATCATAAAAAATATTAAATTGTGCTTGATCAAAAAAGTCATCAGTGTAAGCTAAATAATTAATAGTAAAGTTGACACGTCCCATGTCATCAATATCAAACTCATGAATAGTGGGAGTTAAATTAAGAGTGACAAAAGAATATTTAATAGCATCTAATACATGGCGCTTGTTAGCTTCAGTGGTAAACAGACTAGTATTGCCCGTAGGCTGCGCCCATCCAATTACCGCTTTTAATCGAAAGTTTAGTTTGGCTAAATTATTAGCAGCTTTATCGCTAAGAGTTGCACTCTCGGAAGTATCACAAGCATCCGCCTTGACGCCACCACCTCCTGTTTTAAGAGCTAGGTCTGCATATTTATAACCCCCTCTGTCCACCAATAATTCATTAAAGCTATTAGCAAAAATTTGCAGCTTTGCCTTAATACTCTTTTTGGCCGCAAAAGGATTATTTCCATCATATGTAAAAGAAAACTTTTTAATACCTACCCCATATCCTCTTGTTGTTTTATCTTTTAACATACTTTCGACCGACCGGACGAAGGGCCCCGACTGACCCCTATCGGGGCCCCCGAAGTAGGCTGCAAAATTAATTTCTTGTTGAAATTCTCTTCCTTGTTGGTCTACGCCCACTTTATAAAGTCGTATCATCGGCTGCAGGCTTGAAATTTCTTTTGTTTCCATATTAAAAAAGGCCGACTGCGCGGGGTGTTGAGTCAAAAAATTAATAAAGTTAAAAGGATCTCCTTCTATCATCAAAGAGGCATTGGAAATTGCGGCGCTTCCTGGTGGTGGCGGGCATGTATCTGAAGGGTCTGTGTTTTGTTGTGAAACAGCACCCCCATAATAAGGGAGTTTTTTAATTTGTCCAGTGGGTTGATTTTCTTGAAGCTTCTTCCACGTCACAAGATCTACTATCTTAGTCTGTAGGAAGCATTGCTCTTTAAAAACAAGTCGAGAAAATTCTTGAGGACGAATTCCCACATCGCCGCCGGCTTCAGTCATCACTGTGCCTTCTGCGTCTTTAAGGCGCGCCGCTAAATCTGCATCGATGTGGGCGAGGCCGGCTGCAGCGCGCGCGGCGTTAATAGTCGCCAGTTCAGCTTCGGTTAGCGTGGCCCCTTTGGCGGCGCCGGTTGTAAGGGCGCCTAACTCCACTCTTGCTGCGTGGTTCTTTTCTTTAGCAATTTCCGCTAATGCGCAGGCTGCGACTTTGGCCGACGCAATGTCTGTGCTCATAGGGCCAATGTAGGTCTCCCAAACATGATTTGACGCGTCTCGAGAAGCTGCGTCGCCGCCGGAGGAGGCTCGCTTAGCCCAATAATCACTTTCTGTCTGCATGTCGACAGAAACAGCGGGCGAACCTGGGGATCTACAGAAGCCGCCATTTCCATCCACACCACACGCAAAAGTGATGGCGGCCGTAAAGCCCGTTTTATCATACAAGTACTTTTTATCATCAAAAAGATCGCCTCCCATCTTGACATCGCCGTCGAGTTCAGGGTGATCGCTTAAATACTGAAGGTACTTTGCCGCGAGGATGTTGTATTTATCAAGAGCCGCACTGAAGGTATCCAACTGCTCCTTCATATCGCAGCCGTGCTTGTCGTAGAACCTTTTAAGCTCGGATCCATCTGCAAGAGCCGCTACATCGGGCTCTAAGTCAAGATGGCATTTTTCCATGCCCATTTAAACTACTCCCAGCGCCTTTAACGTTTCCTCGAGATTTAAGGGGATGTTAAGTAAAGCTCCATTGTAAATATCTGCTTCGGTACCAAATCCATTGTACCACGCGATAACCCACCACAAGCGAGAATCGCCATAATGTTTGTGGGCCAAGTTATATAAACGATCCCCGTATTTCCACACATGCTTAATCGCTGTTAGTTTTCTTCGGGCCGCGTCCGACGGTTGTCGCAACATCGGCGTTTCATAATGTCGAACAGCCTTAAGATGCCTTTCTTTACGTAGAGGCTCGTAATATTTGCTAGCATTTGTTAAAATTCTATATTTGTCGTATCTTCCCATAATTTCTTATTACCGGTATTTTGGATCCCAGTCAGGAGCGAAAGCGGTATAATTTCCTTGTGCATCTTCATGCACTTCGGGGCGCCCCTCCATCCACTTATCAAGCTCGGACCTGGTGGTAGCCATTATAGCGCTTGTACCCCCTGTGGTGTCTATGGCGCCAATGGAGGCCATCGCATCGGAGAAATCTACCGAGGCGCCCGCTTGAAGTTGATCGATGCCCGGTATTGGCTCTGGCACTGGCTCTACGTTAGTTGGCACATCACCGGTAACAGTCGAGTCAAGATCCTCATCGGCGCTGTCGATGCCAAGAATATCTGTGGCTGCCCACGTTAGATCTCCTTCTTCTTTTCCAGTTCCTTCAAAAGCATCAGCTTGCGCTGCAGCAGGCTTGCTTCCCTCCAAGTCTACTCCATAGGGAAAAAGGTTATTAGAAAATTTGCCCTTTTCATCCCAACCTAAAGCATGCTCATGGATGGGCGAAAAATTCATGTTAACTTCTAAAATTTTAGGTAATATTACTCCGGGGCCCTCATTAAAACCACCCTCTTTTTCTAAATAGGACAATATGGTAATATTATCCACTACTCCCAATAACCCTTCCGACGCACTTGTCGTAGCAGCTTTATGTTGCGTCACCAGATCATCATAGGTGCGGCCGCCGTCCGTAGAGGTGCTGACAGGCTGATTGGCCACCAAATTCATTATTTTTAATCGAATCAAGGGAGATTGAGAAATAGTTTGGGCATAAATATCACCCCCTACAGTTGTGTAGTTGGGATATAAAAACTGAGTTAATTGTTGTACTTTTCCTAAGTTTTCAAATGCCTCGCTTTCTGAGAATGCCGGCGCCTTAAAAGCTAATGATATTTTGCGTTTAGTATTTTTAAATAAATAAATAGGATCGGGGCGACCGTAAACCTCTTCCTCGGCCCATGTAGAATTAAAAGCTTCATTATAGGTTGTAAGAAAGGCCTTAAAATACACCGCTTTGCCGCTGGGGACATGCAAAAACGAAATATACATTTGTTTTAGATTCGCATAGCCATCCGAACCATCTACGGGAGTAGCGCGCAAAGAGCGAGAAAAATCAATAGTATCTTCGTTTTCCGAAAGTTTGTTAGAATTAAATATTTCGATATCGTCTGCCATTTTTGTTCTCCTTTATGCCTCCACGAAGGCACTCTTGACGGTGCCTCCCAAAAATTGTACTTGCTTCTTGGCCAAGACGTCTCCATCCATTTCCAGTTTAATAGTAACATTATAAGGCCTTTCGCCACCGGTACCGCCTGCAACTGCTGCAGCCGGAGATGCCCCCAGTGCTGTGTCGATAGCGGTAGTTGTTCCTGCAACTGCTGCTTTTGCGGTCGCGGCAGTGTTGGCGATGGCGGCGGCGCCCAAAGTTGCGGTGAGCGCAACTGCTTTAGTTGTGGGCACTTCTCCAATGGCTGCAGCAATAGCTTTAAAGTCAGCGGCGAGGCCTCCTAAACCTATTTGAGCAAGTTCTACCATGCTTGTAAACATTACACCAATAGCAGACCCCACCGTTGCCACAATTCTCTCTAGCGCACTAAAAGGACTAATTAGAAGAGATACAGTCTCTGTTATGAATCCAAATGCATCGCCTATTTTATGAAGCCCTTCCAAAAATGTAGAGGCGCCGACGTCATCACTAAAGAACTTCTCACTTATTGCACCAGCAACGGCGCCTATAGCTAAGAGGCCGGCTATCACCGGGGAGAAAGAAGCCACGACGAAACCGAGGCCGCCAACGAGTAACACCCCCACAACATACCCGAGCACTTCCAAGGCTGTTGTCCATCCCTCTGACGCTGCGACAGCATCTGTCATCCATGTAAAAAATTCTCCCAGAAGTGAAAAAAGATTTACAAAAGGCTTCGCTATAAAAGTTAATACGGTGCCTATTCCTTGTAGCACAGCACCAAAGCCTGTGGTTTTTTCCTCTCCCTCTTCCATTCCGCCAATTAGCAGAGCGATTCCGCCCACCACAAGAGCCACGGCGGCGGCGAGTGCATACATAGCAAGTGTAATAGGACCGCCGGCTAATTGTACGGCGACCAAGTTGACAGCCGCAATTGCCATAGCAATTCCCAACGATAGAGTAGCTAACGTAATAATCCCTAATGCAACTTTTAATGCCATTATTCTTTCTTCGCTAGCCGTGAGACTTTTCACAAAGTTTGCAAACATGGTCACTATTGGTGTAACTACAGGAATCAACGAAGCCATTGTACTTTTTAATAAATCTTGGATGCTCTGCAAGTTTTTGGCAGCTTCTGCGGCTGCTACGTATTCTGCCTCGCTTTTCTCGATGTTGGCGTTTAACGAATCCATATTNCCAGAAAGCATCAAAGCTANTTCCCCCACATCTGCGAGTCCCAAAGATTCAGTATAAAACTGCTTCTGATAATAGCTCATGCTATCAAAGGATAAACCGGCATCTAAAATGGAGTTACGCATCATATTAAATCTTTCGACCGGGTTGGTCTCCATCATCAAATCCATTGCATTTACAAAGTTTCCACCTAGTGCGGCGTTTAACTTTCCTGCTTGCTCAGCAGCACCTTCAAAGGTATCAAATTCTTTTACCATATTAAGAATCGTATCGACTTCCATGCCTGTAATCTTAGCGACGACCGCAAGGTCTTTGAAAGCTTTAACCCCTTGGTCTCCAAACTTGGCCATTGAAGAGCCAGCCTTCGCAAAGTCAGCAGCCATCTTTTCAGGAGCTACGCCAATTTGTGTCGCTAAAGCTCGTAGTTCTAGTTGCGTATCGGCTGCTTGAGTGGCCGACTGTCCAAATATCTTAGTGGCATTTTGAATACCCTGCGCAAAATCCCCAGTGCTCACTCCTAATTCGGCTAGGACGGCGCCCGTTTTAGCTACCTCTTCTTGTTGCTCTCCAGTGATCATCGTAAAGTCTGTGAATGTAGACCTTAGCGCAGTCATCGTCGCCGACATTTCTTCAAGCTCTACACCATATAAACGAGTGGCTTCATAAGCATCAGTAATTACAGCCGCCTGTTCTGCTGTAGCGCCCGTCATCCTTCTAAATGCATTCTCTGTATCATACGCTGCGACCGCCAAGCCCACCATGTTGTTAATAACAGCCGACGTGATACCTGTAGCCAGGGCGGCACCAAAGGCTCCTACACTGGCGGTTCCTCCTTGGAGACTTTTTGTTACATCTTGAATCGCTCCCATGGCATTTATGTCCGAAAAAACCGCAAAGGCGCTTCCTAGGGATTTTCCTAGACCCTTGGCGGCACTGGCGGCCTCGCCAATACTTGCTTGATAATCTTTGGCAAAATTATTGGCGGTTTCCCATAATGAAGCTTGTTGCTCTAATTCTTTGACCTGTTTCTCGAGGGCCAGAAGCTGGGCCTCGCTAGTGATGAGTCCCTCTCTCATGTCTTTGACGATCTTAGTTCTTAAAATACTTGCGGCATTGGCCTGGTATTCTGCAGATTTCTCCCAGTAATCCAAATCTAAAGCGTGTTGGCCGCCAATTTCTCTGTATGTTTGCAGAAGTTGACCGGTCATCTCTTGGGAGCGCTCCAGATGGCTTGCTTCTGCTATGCGGCTTGCTTCTGTTCTGGCGGCAGTAGCTTTTCTGTTCTGGCGGCAGTAGCTTCCGCCTCTTCGCCTCCTCCGACTTGAGCACCCAAGCGCACTTCGAGGCTTTCTATTTGTTGTACTAGAGCGTTAATGGCCGCGGCCAGTGCGGCATTTCCATTATTCGGTGGCATAATAAATTACCTCTTTTATAGGTCTAAACGTAAATAGTTTCCCACAAAAAAAGACAGAGCTATGAACTCTGTCTGTTTGCACCTGGGAAGTTAGGGGAAGGGCCCGGTTGGTTGTGGGCGCTGAGCGTCTGACTTTTTCCTCCTCCCTGGGAGGCTTTCTCTATGGCTTCCTTTTCTGCCTCTAGTTGCTTGAGGAGCCTTTCAACAAACCACTTCCTCAGCCCTACGGGGAGGTTATAAGCTTCTGAAAATGACCAACCGCCTGAATACTTTAGAAAGAAGAACTGCTCATATATGTTCTCCATGTACTCATCGGTCAGGCCAAAAAAAGTCCGCATTAAGCGGCACCTCCATGTCCTGAGCAAAATCACACTCAGCACATGCGAAATGCTGACTCAAGTCAATGTTTGGCGCCACTAATTTATAGGCGAGTCTGAGGTGGCGAGAATCTGTGGAGGGGATGTTTTGAACTAAATAATTTATTGCTTCTGCTGATGAATCGCCGTTAACCGCTGTCACAATATTAACAATTTGACGTGTGACATTTTTTTCATGCGTTTTTTGTTTGCGGTCTGCTTCTACGCCACTTACAAGTTTCTTTTCGTCTAAACCGGTAAGAAGCCGGAAAGTAACTGAAACTTGCGTTTTAGGCAAAGTAATGTTAAAAGTTCCATCATTGTTGTCGGCTATGTCTATCTCACCTCCTTCTATGCCGTGATGGGTGGTTGCTTTGAGAAGGTCAAAAGAATATTCTTGTGCCGTCATGCAACTGGGACATGTCACTCGTGTATTATATTCGTTTCCATATCCAGATACTCGGGTAGCAACAATAATAGCGTTCCTGTCACCAATTAAAAGTGAATTGGGGTCTATGCGCTTATTTACAATAATGTTTTCTACCACTCTATCAAGAGCTACTCCTTTTTTAAGGAGAGTCCTCGATGTAAGTAAATCCTCTTCTTTCGCCGTCATTTGGCGGATTTCAATGCTATCCTCTCCATGAAGGATATGTCCTTCCGGGTAGAATCGACCTTGTGAAGGAAGCTCTACGAATTCGGTTGGAACAACAAAGGAAAAAGAAGCTGCTCCCTCATTTTGCATCACCTGTGGTGGGGGACTGCTATCGTGTTGTTGAACGCCTCCGGAGCGTTCTCTATTTCGTGACAATATACACCTCGTTTATTTTTTGTCTATGCCTCAAAGAAGGTCGTGGCGGGTTGTGAGGGACTTTCTAATCTAGATCCTTCACTGGTTACTGACAGGGAGGCCCAATCATAAGCTAGCGTGACTGTCATTTCAGTTAGAGCGTCATCTCCATAAGCTAGATCACCATACGCCACTTTTGTAATAAATGCGTTGTTAAGCGTCCACTTTTCCAAATCAGCGCCAGCAGAATCTACTTGCGTAATAGTAACAGTTCCGAGGGCGCCCGCACTTTTTCCCTTAGAAAGCGTACTCATCTGCGTCGTTGTTCCGTCAGTGGGGATAGAATATCCGGATTGGACCAATATATCTGATAGGGTTGCGGCCATGTCAGGATCCACCGGATCCACCAGTGTGAGACTAATATCATCCCACGTAACTTTACCAGGATACTTAAACGTATAATTTAAATATTCGTGAGTCGCAGTTTCCGTTGAAAAACTGGGCTTGTTTACTTGCTTGGCCCACCACAACAGCGCGCCGGGGTTGGGGGTTTCCGCCAGACCTTGAAATTCTACATAAAACCTAAATTTCCTCTTAGGGTCGGCAATGGTTGGGTTAGCGGGGGTGCTCCAAAATGACATGTTATAATACTCCTATATTTCTATCTATTTTTAAATAGTGTAGTGGAGGAAATTTTTCCCCCTCTTTAATCTTCGAAAGACGCTCCTGTTGACATAATAACAAAGTCAATGGCAATGTACTCAATGGCTCGAGCAGGCTTGACCATTATCTTTGCGTACATAATATTTTGATCAATGAGATCGGGGGTAGTCGTAGTCTCGTCAAGAATAAGACGATAATCTGTAATACCAAAACGCGTTTTAACATTGGCCAACAAGGGCTGCACGAGTCCAATAAATCTGTTCCACGTTGCTTGCACATTTTGTTCAAAAAGAATTCTAGTAGAAAGAACTGAAATTTGCTTCTTCAGGAAGATAACAAGCCTTCTAACATTGATTCTATCGAGAGCCGATTGGCGTTCTTGAAGTGTTTTCTGGCCGAAGACAACTATCCCGTTAGAGGGGAAAGATGCAATGGGGTTAATGTTATTTTCATAAAGAGTATCTCGTTCTTTAGAAGTGAGACGTTGCGTAATACCTGTGATGGGAATTCCTGCGGCGCCGTCTGTCAAGCCGCCGCGGTTGAATCCTGCCGGAGCAAACCACACGGCTGATCTAGCTTCAGAACTAGCCAAAACACCCATCATTGCAACAGTCGGAGGAATCCAGAGCATGCGGCCAGTGTTGTCGTCGCGAGTCTGTACCCATGGATAGAAAGTACACCCATAGCTCGAATCAATACGGCGGTCGCGCAGTGCGTTTGCTGCCGTAGTCGGCGTAGTGCCAATTCTATCAACCTTGCTGGCTTTATACACCTCGTGAGCCGGGATATACACGTTTGCCAAGTCAATCAACGCGAGTGAATCAGCGCGATCCTCGCATACATTTATCATGTGTTGCGTAAGACCATTGTTTGTAAGACCAGGCACAGCCAACAAGTTCATATTAACAAATTCGGGGTCAGCCACCGTGTCAATAGCGCGCTTATACGTATAATAGCGATAACTACTTTCGTTTGTAGAGCCCATATCAGTGTTATAGAGAGGGTCTGGCTTCATAATATCAAAGCCGTCAAAGCCGCCAAAGATAGGACACGTAAACTTATTAATTCCAGAGTTTAACAGGTCGCTATAAGCACCAGAAGTATAAGAATTTTCCCTTGCGCGAGATCCAGATGAATAGTACCATCCATTGGCAGAAGATCCACTTAAAACAATATCATCCAAAGAGAAGACATAAGCCCAGTCATCAACACCCGCAACAGTATTAGGATCGGTCGCGTTGGAGCCACCGCCGGCATTGTACCCACTATAGAGTAGTCTATGACAAGATGGAACGCTGGGGTCGTAATCTGTGCTGGTGGCAGTACGCGTGGTTTGCATTCCAAAATATGCGTCAGTGGCGTCGCTAAGTCCCCCATCTGATGCTGAGGTACGTAACCGAACATGAGGGAACTCTAAGCTCCCGGTGGCAATTAGCCCACCTGACAAATAGGGAGTATTGCCTGTTGCATAGCCAGACCTTGCGATGGCGACGGATGGGGGGTGTGCAACAATGCTCACGCCGCCCGTTAGAAAGAA